AGTGACTGTAATGTTGGCTACATTAGCATTACCCGAAGCGGCATCTAAGGTTATGTTACCAGTTCTAAAACCCTGCTTAACGTTAAAATTCTTATATGTCATCTTCTTATTATTCTCAATCTTTTATGTACGTAGCCAAATAATTCAACACTGTTGTAGTTGCACCAATCCTAGACGCATATAGATTTACATTTCCACCAGAAATACTTGTGCTTACACTTACGATATCAGTGTCATCGGAACTAATGTACCCATAAACAGTGATATAACTATCTGATCCGTCATGTATAACTAACGCTTCTAGTGCTTCATAGGTTGTACTATTTGACACTTTTATTATATATTTAGCAGTTCTATAAGTGCTTATTGGGAACGTATCAATCAATGTATTAGTAGTGATAGTGACATTAGCACTATTTCCAACAATACTTCCCGCAGACAATGAGCCAGGTACTTTTACAGTTGTACTTGATGTTCCAATTGTAATATTGCTTATTGCATATGGTGAAATTCCAGTGAATATCCCAGCCGCACCGCTTGTTGTATTTGCGGCAATTGTTGCGCCACCAAGACTGATTGCCCCGTAGGTGCTGTCGCCACTAGAGTTAATATTTACAGCAGTTAGGTTGGCATTTCCACTTAGTTTAGTAGCATCTAATCCACTAAGATAATATCCATTACCCAAGTAATAATTTGTACCAATGTTTATGTTTCCACCAACAGACAGTACATTGGTAGTGTCATTGAATGTCAAATTAGCATTACTTGTCGCAACATTTGACCCAGAGATATAAACAATCTGTGTGCTTCCGGAACTGAAATGTAGATTACCATATACTTCAGTTGCTACTAGATTTCCGTTAACAGTGACATTCCCAACACCGTTTGGATCAATAACAATGCTGTCGTTTGTGTTTACACTACTGATTGTATTAACAACAATGTTTAAATTACCTAGAGTAGCATTTGAAATAGTAGAACTACTAGTAGTGCTTAATCCAACATCTCCCGTGTATCTTGCACCAGTAATATAAATGCTCTTACCAGTAACACCGGTTGCAATAGCAGTTGGAATATTTGTACCAATAAAATGTAACACACCAGATTGATAGTCAAAGTACCATTGGTCGTCAAGTGCAGTTGGGCTTGTTACACCCGCTGCCGTTATTTTGTTTGCAGAAATAGTTACTTGAGTTGCTTTATTCGACCCAGTAATGCCTGAGTTAGCAATATACACACTAACAATATAATCAGCACCAAACTCAGGGCTGATCCAATCAGTTAAATTTGTCTTCCAAGTTCTATTGTCTGCCGCAGTGATATCTTCTGTACATTCAACTGTAGTTGTACCAGAGTAAACAGTAACAACTGAACTTGATGTGGCAATACTGCCGGGTATCAAGTCTGAACGTTGCCAAATTCTGTCGCCGCGAATCAACAACGGACTAGGTATGCTTTCTTCGAAACCTTGCTTGGTAGTTCCTAAGTCGGTCTTAGTTTTACCGTAGGCTATTTTCTTCCAAAGATAATCAACTTTTTGTGAGTCTGAAATAGCCATTAACTAAAGCTCCATGATGTAATATAATCACCTGACGCTAGTGCAATACTAAACAGTACTTGATTACCTGAATTCCCTGGTGAACTTGTACTACCTTCACCAAACGTTATTTTATACGTTGCCCCTGATATAACTGAGCCAGTTGGTACCACTGAACCATCAGCACATCCGCTATCATTTGCTCCTGCTACCCCTGCTCCAAAGTATGAAACAGTTGCATTCAACCAACCATTTGTTGCGTAAGGCAACGAATCTGTTACTCCTGGAACTGCGAATCGTAGTCCAGAAATCTTACCTGTAATTGTTACATTAAAGCTACTCTTACTTGCTCTTACAAATGCACCTCTGAAGTATTGTGTACCACTGCGTCCAGTTGATAAGTTAGGACCTACGGGCAAATAACCAGTTGACAAGTCAGTTGCAAAATTCTTTAATTGATTGAAACGAACAATTGCTTCATCAGTACCTGCTACTGTTTGTGCACCAGACCATAGACCACTTGTATAGTAATTTGTTGCTGTTACATATGCAGGTGTAGCACCTGATGCACCAGAAATTACAATACGTTTGGCAGCATTGCTATTTGGCACAGCACCAATTGGGATAGTACAAGTGATATTATCTTCTACAAATCCACTAGGGGTAGCATTGAATACTTGAATCTTCTTAGAGTGTATTGCGTATGCGCTATTACCATTAACGTTAGTTGCTAAGAATTTAATAGTCTGCACTGCGGCAACGCTTGCTACGCCAGCAACACTGATTGTCTGACTACCAATTGTATATTGATTGCTACTTGTATTACCTGTGTTAGCTTTTGGTATACCACCGGATAAGAATGTAACTGCACCATCTAAGTTACTATATGTCTTAGTCTGTGTTGCGATTACGTTTCCTGTTGTGCTTTCATCGTTAGTACCGGCTTCAATTTGGAATGGGGTAGTTGTATTTTTATATGTTTGACCAATCCAATCATAGATATTTGCCCCAGTCATTGTAATAGTAGGGATACCTGTATTGTAGTATGGGATACCGGAAATATAACGATATGTACCGTTTGTACCATTGCTGATTGTAGCGACTGATACATCAACTGTTGGTACATTTGTTACATCATCTTTTACGAACTCAATAATATTTGTATTGCCTGTAGCAGTATGACTTAGTTTAAAGTTATTGACACCCACAGACAATGCACTGTTTGTCTTAGAAACTTTAGCAGTGAAGCCTTTGTATAGTGCAGGGCTATAGATAGAAGTCGCAAATGAAGTTGTAGTGCCGGTAGCATCTAGTAACCAATAATCACTTTCTGCGGATAGAACTAGTGAACTGTTAGTTCCAACTTGACTACCACTTGTTAATGTAATGTTACCTTCTTCACTACCATTAACAAAAGCACGTAGATAACCACTATCACCGTTATAAGCATAAGTTGTCATTACAATAGATTCTACAGGAGTACCAGTAGTTACACGACTGATGCTTGATCCTGCTGTAGTTGAAACAGCGCCACCCGTGTTATTAGCGTAGTTAGCCGCAAGATATGGACTTGTTCCAACGCTAGTTTGAAAGCTAATTGTCTTACTGCTCAATCCGTTTGGTGCAGAAATGCTTGGGTTATAAATCTTAATAGCTGATGTGCTGTTAGGACCTGTTGCAATATAAGCCGGAGTTGCTGTGCTATGACTTGAAATAGTCAATGTAATTGTTTTAGTTCCTGTACCAGAGTTTTGTCCAGTTGCATAGCTATGGCTCTTACGTCCGCCACCCACACCACCGGCTACACTATCACTACTGATTGTGTCAGTATTTCCATCGCCCCAATTAATTGTATACGTTACGCTAGCACCTGAAGTATTTGTAGTTGTGTTTTCTAAATAGAATGTGTCACCCTCGCTCACATACAATGAGCTACCAGTTAATGCACTACCACCTGTACTACCTCTGTACAAATTAAAACTTACTGCAGGATTAGCAGTATAAATGATAATATAACCAGTGCGTGTTAAGCTTGCTTCACTACCTTTTCCTGCGCCTGCATTATTATATGCTCTTACTGTAACTGTAAACGGTGAGCCTGAATTTGTAGTATAAGTATGAGTTGGTGATGCACTTACTGAACCAGTAGTTTGATTACCATCACCCCAATCAATATCATAGCGATTTGGATTACCCACACTAGTTATTGTTAATGTCACTAATGTACCTGCGCCACCTGCTGTTGGACTAGCGGTGAAGTCAACACTCTTAACATAAGTATTGTTTCGCACATTTTCTAATGCTTCATTTAAATCGTCAATTGCGTCAGTCACTTTAGTCTCTGTTGTCCATGATGTTATTGATCCAGGTGAAACTAAGTCTGTATCTACAGGTCCGCCCAATGGTATCACATTTCCAACGCTACCTGAAATTCCACCAGTAACGTTAATAGAACCATTGATTACAATGTTACCATCAATATTAGCATCTTGCTGTACGAATATATTACCAACTCTTAGATTACCATAGTCGTTAAATGTAACTACGTTGTCAGTAACTGATACATTGCTACCTAGTGCAAATTCTGCGTTACTATTATCCCACCCAATGAATGCATCTATAGGAATATCGTTTGCAGTATCGTAGTTATGTAATAATTGACCACGATCCATGCCGTCATTTGTAGTAAGCGCGGCTCCGTCTTCCCCTCCACCTAACTCAGTGATTGGGTCAGTCACATAAGTAACAGTGGTTTGAATATAAGTTACAGAACCCTTAACATCTAAATTACCTAGTACGGTTGCATCACCGGACAATGATAAATTGTTTGCAGAGATATTACCATTACCATCACGTAATACTAATGTACCGGCAGTTGATGTAGTATTAGCGTTAACAAAACCTGTACTTACGTCAACCCAGGCATATACAAGACTATTTGGATCATATATATACTGGTAAACTTTAGAAGTATCGGAGTCGAACCATTGGTCACCCAATCTTGGGTTTGTTGGTGCTGTTGCTTGTGTTACGAACGTTGGTACTGATTTTCCATCACGTGTAATTCCATTTGCTACACTTAGATTACCAGGAATAGATAATGAATTTGAAGTCTTGTCAAAGATTGTAGTATTAGCTGACCTTAAATACCCATCATCATTGTATAGTATTGCACCGTTTGCACCAGCAATTAATACGTCACCGGTGAACACACCTGACATGTTTGTAGAGATGAAGTTATTTGCTGTTACGTTACCGGTAACTACAATATTCCCGTCTACTGACTGCTCACCAACTAAATTCAAACTGGTTAATGTTCCTAAACTAGTAATGTTAGGTTGTGCGTGATTTGAAACTTCTTTAGCAATATCTGCATTGTATGCAATATCAGCAATTGTAGAATGTGTAGCGTCATCAGCATAGGCTGCGTTTGCTACGGTACCAGTAACATTTGCACCCGTAATATTATAGATGTTACTACCTTCACCAGCAAGATACCCTGCTGTGAGTAATCCAGTAACAGACAAATCTTCTGATATAGTAGCTGAACCACCAACCGTTAAACTTAATAAAGTACCTAAACTGGTAATGTTTGGCTGACTATCTTCAGTAACATGTACTGCATAGTTTGCTGTGTTAGAGTTTTCGGCGTTATCAGAGAAAACAGCATTTGCTACTTTACCTGTTACGTTTGGTCCGTATATTCCATATAAACCAGATGCTTCTCCTGCAACATTTCCAACAGTTAACATTCCATTAACGATTGCGCTATTAGCAGTAAATGTATCTAGTGTAGTAGGACCATTAACAGTTAAGAAGTTTAATATACCTAATTCATTAATGTTTGGTTGAACATTGTCATAAACTAAGTTAGCAATATAAGCACTATCTGCTGTCAAGCTTGATCCAGCAAAATTAGCATAGTTTGCATTAGCTACATCACCTTCAATATTTGCCCCAGTAAGATTTGCAATTTGATAGCCATCACCGACTAAGTATGTACCAACAATTGTATCACTTGCTGAAATATTAGATACGCTAATGTTTCCTGATACAATTAAATCAGTAAGAGTTCCAACGCTAGTAATGTTGGGTTGATAATTTGTCGTAACTGTGCCTGCTTTTAATGCAGTGTTTGAAATGTTTGCAAAGTTAGCAGTATTTGCTTGTTTGGCTAAGTTTACGTTGCCAACTACGTTAGCACCTGTTATATTTGCAAGATATATGCCGTTACCACTAAAGAAATTAGCAGTCGCAACATTACCTAAACTAGCGTTACCAGCAGTTAAATTACCTTGTATGTTTAATAAATTTAGTAAACCAACACCAGTAATGTTTGGCTGATCTCCTATTACGACATTGCCTGCATAAGACGCATAGTTTGCATTACCAGAATCGTCAGTGAAAATTGCATTTGCAACTTTACCGGTTACATTTGACCCGGTAATATTAGCTAGATTACTTCCGTCACCGATGAAATAATTACCTCTAACTTCGTCTCCTAAGTTAGCACTACCTGAAGTAATAGACCCAGTTACAGTTAAACTTGTTAATGTACCAACACTAGTAATATTTGATTGAGCACCTTGAGTTACATACTCTGCTAGACCTGCATTGTCTGAGAATATAGCATTTGCCACTGCCCCGGTTACATTTGCGCCAGTAATGTTACTTAGATTGCCGCCTTCACCTGCAAAGTGTGTAGCGATAGCACGGTCACCTAAATTTGCATTCTGTGATGTGATGTTCCCGTCAACTATTAAACTTGTTAGTGATCCTACACTTGTGATATTGGGCTGGTCTGCGGCTGTTACATGTTCTGCTAGTAAACTTGATCCTGCACTTACAGAATAAGTTGCGTTTGGTACTTCTCCAACTACATTTCCACCTGTAATATTGAATAATCTATATCCGTTACCTACAAAGAAGTTTGCAGTTACAACGTTACCAAGACTTGGATTAACTGTGGGCCCAACTGATAGACTTGTAAGAGTACCAAAACTTCTAATATTAGGCTGTGCTGAATCATTGACTGTGTTGGCAACTCCTGCTGTTCCTGCAGTATTTGCATAAATTGCATTTGGTACAAAGCCAGTGACATTTGCACCAAAGATATTTGATAATCTACTACCATCACCAACAAAGTAATTAGCTTTTAAATTACCATATTCGTGTATAATTAAAGTGTTTGCAACTAAACTAACGTTACTTGCAACAGAGAATTCTTGTTGTGCATCATCCCAACCAACAAATGCATCTATTGCATTTGTTGTAAAATAATGCATTAATGTACCGCGGGCATTATAATCATCTGCCGCAGTTAATGCACCACCAGTTGGGTTGGCACCCAACTGCATTATTGGATTTTCTACACGCAATGTTTCTACGTCAGCATAGATTGCATTACCTTCAACAATAAGATTACCGGTAATTGTTGCATCACCGCCGACAATCAATGATGAATTAGCAATTAATGCTCCAGTGACTGTTAAGTTAGCTAAATCACCGACTTGATTAATGTTTGGTTGATAGTTACCAATAACAGTGGTTGAAGTGTTAGATTGTGTACTGTTTAATGTAACCAATGCATAATGTGCATAGTTAGCAGTGGCTACTTCTCCAACTACGTTAGCTCCTGCAATATATGATATACCAATACCGTTACCAGTGAATGAAGTAGCACTAAGTTCCCCGGTAGTATTATTGTATGTTAGATTTGCATCACCACCAAATACACCATCGTTATTAAACTGGATAGATTGATTGCTACCACCGGGTAATGTTAATGCCGCATCTTTAAAGAATAGTGTACCTGCGCCGTCAGTTGCAACTACTTGGTCAGGGTTGCCACCTTGAATACTGATATTACTAATGCTACCAAGATTCGCAAAATTAGTTACTTCAAGGGTATTGGCTATTACATTGCCGTTACTATCTACGACTGCTATTGTGGGTTCTAGACCTACCGAGAACCCCGATTGCGAATTAAACTTTTTTAATGCCATAAACTTTTATCTGGCTCTCTTAAATTGTGCTGAACTGTGTTGTCCACACAGTTGAATTACTACTAGAAGGACTAACTGTTAATCTGATGTTACCACCAGCAAACGACACAGACAATACACCAGTTAAACCTCCCATATTAACACTCCCGTAAACTGAATAGTCTACAGCAGTACCATTATGTACGGCAGAAACTGATTCAACACTGTATTTAGCACCCGCTGCCTCTTCGCCTTTTACGGTAAAGATTACACCGCGTATTCCTGACGCACTAACCGATGCTATTATTTGATTTGGCACTGTGCTATTTGTAGTCACAGTAGACCATGAAATTCTTGTTTGACCTAATGTAACACTATTATTAGATGTAACGTTGTTTGATGTTAAATTACCAGTAACAGTAACATTACCTTTAACACTTGTAACTGAAGTAGATATATCAACTACGTTAGCAGTACCAGTTGTACTGATGGTAACATTACTATTTGGGTATACAGATACGTTACTATTACCGCTTGCAAGTCTATTACTTACTGGTGTAGTAAATGCAATTCCACCAAAGCCATTTGTTGTTAATACTTGACCAGCAGTTCCGTCATTTGATGGGTATATTAATCCACCTGCTACAAGTTGACTTATTGTTGCAGTACCACTTACATCTAAACCTGTTAGTGTCCCAACACTTGTGATTTGTGGTTGTTCAGCAGTCGTGACCGTACCTGCTAAATTACCTATGAAAGTTTTTGCTTGTATATTAGCATAGTCGGTAGATTGAACTACTTCATTAGGATATCCAGTAACATCTTGTCTTGCT